GTTAATCTATCCGCCGGCTTTACCAACGATTTTAGCAAGATCAAAATCAAGTTCTGGTATCCAAAAGGGGATCAAAGATTCAGCGAAGTCCTAAAAAAGGTCAAGACCCTGATCGGGCGCAGATTCGTAAAAAAAGAAAGATGTTGGTATGCCGCCCTTTCAACCGATTCCACGACAAAGCTTTTGGAATGGGGGTTTAAATTTGAAAAGGCGCTCCAGGACTGGCACGATCGATTGACGATTCAACCGGATCTGGATCTTGATATCGATATCCCTGGTCTTGGCGGAATCCTACGCCCTTTTCAAAAAGAAGGAGTCGCTTTTCTCGAATCCCGTAATGGCCGCGGGATTATAGGCGATGAAATGGGATTGGGTAAAACAGTCCAGGCACTCGCCTATTTACAATTGCATCCCGAATTGCGTCCGGCGATCGTCGTCGTGCCGGCAAATGTCAAAATCCACTGGGTCAGGGAAACGATCAAGTGGTTATCGATGCCTGATGTCTATATGCTAACCGGCAGAGCTGATCCTGATCAGGATAAAACCCAGATTCATCACCATCAAGTCGCTCAAGGGACTCGGGGATCGAAAGGAGCGGTCATCATTATCAATTACGACATCCTTGCCAATATGACCGAAAAGATACAGGACGGGATCGATGAATTTACCCGCAAACCCATAATGAAAAAGGTTGAGATCCCTGGCACCGGATGGGCGGATTATCTTGAGCAGATCAAACCAAAGATCATGATTCCCGATGAATGTCATTATCTAAAAAATAACAAGGCCGCCCGGACAAAGGCATTTAAAAGGATCGCCGAAAAATGCGAAATCGTGATCGGGACAATCAGCGAAAAAAACAATGCATTTGGATTATCCGGTACCCCGATCGTCAACAGGCCAATTGAGTTTTTTACAATCCTGTCAATCGTCCGACCATCCCTCTTTCCCTCATGGAAGGATTTTGGAATCAGATATTGCGCAGGCACTCATAATGGTTATGGGTGGGATATGACCGGCGCATCCAATAAGGACGAATTGCATAAGATCCTGACTGAGACAGTCATGATCAGGAGATTGAAAAAAGATGTGGCAAAGGATCTACCGGACAAGATCCCCGCCGTGATCCCTGTCGAAATCGATAATCGGGCCGAGTACGATCGGGCCGAGACTGACCTTATGGGATGGATTGAGGAAAACATCGGCCCTGACGGGGTAATGAGCGCCAATAATGCCGAGCAACTGGTCCGGTTTAACTATCTGAAGCAGATCGCCGCCGAGGGCAAAATGACGGCCTGTATCCAATGGATTGAGGATTTCATTTCATCTGGGGAGAAGCTCCTTGTCTTTGCTCATCACAAAAAGATCATCTCCCAAATAATGAAAAAGTTTGGTAAAATCGCAGTCAAGATCGATGGGTCTGTCCCAGCTAAGAAAAGACAGGATATTGTCGATCAGTTTAATGATAATGATCATCTGAAATTATTTGTCGGATCAGAAGCCGCACGAGAAGGGATCTCTTTACGAGGATCATCCAATATCGCCTTTCTCGAGTTATATTGGAACCCGGGATGGCACGATCAAGCAGGCGACCGGATTCATGGGATCAACCGGGGAATCGAAGGGGTCGATTCAATGACCCTATGGTATCTTGTCGCTGATCAGACAATTGAACTTGAAAAGGTCGATATCCTGGATAAGAAAAGAAAAAACATTGCGGCAATACTGGATGGAGAAAAGGTCGAAGACTATAGCGTCTTGAGTCACCTGCTGGATCTTTACAAAAATCGATTGGAGGGATAGCGATATGAAAGATAGAAAAATGATAAACTTTAAATGTAAATTTTGCGGGGAATCAAATCGAATTCCTGACGCAGACGATCAAACCCGATGCCGTTCCTATAGTCGATATCAAGATATCTCTAAAAAAATTCAAAAGACCAAGAACAAAATCATTGATATTAATATGCGGCGCTTGAGCTCCCTCCACTCGATCATTGGAAAGAAAATCAAAAAGATTGGAACTAAAGGTTATTATAATGATGTAAATATAATAACCTTTACCGATGATACATGGATTGAAATCGCCGCCGAAATAGACCCGCACGGTGGATGTCAATGCGCCCATGCCGAATTGACTCATTCCAAAGAAAAATACAATACAAAAGAGGATTTAAAAAGAGCCGGACTATGGGAGGAAATCAATGGCTTTTGAAAGGACAAAAATCGTGGAATCCACGGCAGAGAAAAGGAATCGGATCAGGGATGATCTCATCGGGACAGGAGGTCGAGATAGTGGCCATCTGACCTTTCATCAAGATCATCATGTTCCGATATCAAATGAAACAAAAAGGCATCTGGATCAATCCCTTGCCAAAAGTATGCTTAAAAGATTTGGCTGGCGACTATGGATGGAATTCTTTATCAACAAGGATGGAGAGCCGATCCCCGTACCCCAACAAAGGAGAACCAAGTGATCGAATACGTAGATTATATTGGATTGATCAAATCAAGAGCCGGACGCTGGGCAGATAAAACGGAGATCGATTATGAGACTTTTTTCTCCGAAGGTAACGAAGTCTTTGTAAAAGAGATCAAAAAAATTGCCGCTAAGAAAGGATACGACAAAAAGAAAGGCGCCAAATTCAGCACATATCTTTATCAAAGATTAAACGGCCGCTTCTCTCATCTGGCCCATATGCGAGCTCTGGAATTTAAGCGGATTCATCGGGCGACCAAGGATCAACTGTCTTTCGGTTGGCGTATGATCGATATCGATGACTTTGTGATATTACAGGAGTCCTTGGCAGATCTTCCAGACGATGCCAAATTTATCGTTCGATTGATCTTTGACGCCCCTGCAGATTTCATATCCATGATCCAGGATGAAACGGACAAGGCGCAGATCTTTAAAAAGCATATCACCCAATATCTTCGATCAAAAGGATGGACTTTTGTTCGGATCTGGAAACATTATAAAGACATCAAAGGAGTCTTGTCATGAAAGGACTACGATCATTTTTTTACTTCATGGCTCGATTGATTGGATGGATGGAAGCAATCTCATCCGGCAAGATCGGGCAAAGATCCGGCCGTGTGATCAAGGGACGATTTCTCGGTAAATGGATCAGTAAAAAATAAAAAGGAATTTTGTTATGCTTACGCGCTTAATCATTTCAGTCACAATCGCCTATATCACTTTTGCAATAAGCCAAAGACCTAACAATATCAAAAACGATCATTTAATATCTAACCGACCACTTATAATGGAATCCTTTCTTATTTCCCTTTGGGTTGGAATATGGTCTTTTATCGTATTGCTGGGGATCGGATAAAAAGGAGATCAAAAATGGCCCTTAAACAACCACAGATCGATTTCATAAAGCAAAAGGTCAGGGAACTGGGATCGATGGAAAAGGTTCGCGCATTCTATCAACCAAAACGAAGCAAGCTATCAGTGGTTGAGCAATTTGCCTGGGATTATGCGGATGAGATTTTTCCCGTAAAACACGCCCGTACAAAACCATGACTTAGGTCATTGAGGCAATCGCGATCGCTTGATATAGAGCCAACTGGGACGCCAATTTTTAAGGATATTTGCCAATAAAACGCGACTATCAGGATATCTACGACAAATTGATGAAAAAGGCCGATTCTACCGATTATCCAGCAGAAGCCCGAGCCCTACGCAAAAAGGCACGAGAAATCCATAGCCAGCATTTGCGCCGGCCAGGAGAAAAACCAAGAAGGCTCTTTGATTTCAGTTTTGATCGAGATACTTCTTTTAATAGTTTTTTAAATGATATCATGAGTGAGTTATATACCGGGGGTGATCCTGCGGCGCCTGGCGGTGATCGGACAGTTTTTCATTTTCATACCTCCCCCGCAGGACGAGTTTCAGGACGAGTTTTCCGAGTCGATCCAGATAAAGAGGATGAATAAATAATGTCTTTTGATGCCGAGAAATTTTGTAATGCCTTTGGGATATCCGCATCGGATCGGGGAAAGCATAGTCGCCCTGGATGGGTTCAGATCGTCTGCCCCTTTTGCACTGGTAATCCCGGATGGCATGGCGGATTCAATATCAACGGCGGATATTATAATTGCTGGCGATGCGGAGCGCATTGGATTCCAAAAGTTATTGCATCTCTAATCAAGCGCCCGATGTCTGCCGCCTTTGATATCGCAAGGCGATATACATCAGCGGATCAAAAAAAGGAATTCAGGGAACGACAATATATCGGTAAGATCGATTATCCATCCGGCACGACAAGACTGATGCCACAACATTTAAAATATCTGATCGGGCGAGGATATGATCCGATCAAATTGATCCGGCAATTCGATCTGAAAGGAACCGGAAATATCGGGGATTATAAAAACAGGATTGTCGCGCCCATCTATATGGATGGGAAATTGATCAGTTACACAAGTCGGGACATCACAGGAAATCACGATTCCAAATATATGGCCTGCCCAGATGATCAGGAAGTATTTCATCACAAATATTCGCTTTATGGTCTTGATCAATCCGTCGGGGACTCCTGTCTGATCATGGAGGGGATCACCGATGTCTGGAACCTTGGCCCTGGATCACTCGGGACGCATGGAATTGATTATCAATCACAACAGGTCATCCTTATTAGCCGCAGATTTAAACGCTCGTTTATCCTATATGATGCCGAGTATCAGGCACAGGAAAAAGCGATGGATCTGTATACCGATCTCACATCATTTAATGTCGATTGTGAGATCCTTTCTTTTAATGATCTGGGAGAAGATCCTGGTAACATGTCATCGGCGGATGCCGATGAATTTATGCAATGGTTAGGAATAAGATAATGAAAATGCATTATAAATTCAAGGGACAAATCGTTTGCATGGCTAATGTACCAATCTGGAAAACCCAATCCACTATTGATCCTGCCAAAATAGATTGCAAAAAATGTCGCTTATTCATTGATGGATTCAATAGAAGAGGTCCCAGAGGAATATATACTCGAAAGATAGCCTATCAAAGGAGACAAGATGAATCTGGATCAATCAATCAAACAGGAGAAAGTTGATCGGGATATCGAAAGACCGGATCTGAAATTTTGCGTGGATTGCCAGTATGGAAAAACCAGTGATATCGAGCAAAATCCATGTCGCTCATGCCTGACAGATCCCAGGACGAAAAATCTTTGGGTTCCCAAGCAGATAATAAAATCAAGGGAGACGCCAAAATTTACAAGATCCAAATCACCTGAACAGAGGCCTGTTCGATTAAAACCGTTGATTTAATTAAAAAAGTATCATATAAAAAAGTTACTCGGCGGACAATAAGGTTCGCCACCGAATGGGGCTTGCCTGCCGGAGGTGAGTTAATGATCAAGATCGGATTTGTCTCCCCGATCTTGATCCACCCATCTGCATTAATGGGAGACTATCTCGGATGATAAAACATGCCTGATATCATATTTGTTGAAATTGACAAATCTTTATCGGATAAATCATTTATTAGCGACCAATCATTATCCTGGGGATCAACAGGATTTATGTCATATCTGTTTGATGGATCAGGGCAATGGTCTGGAAATCTGACCGATCTTTATCATGTCAAGGATGCGGGCGAAAAACAAACAAGGGCGGCATATAGACCGTTGATGCGTAGGGGATATATCCATGAATTTGAATCAAATCAATTGCGCTGGACATATGTGATTTGTCCGATCCCTTTGACAAGACAAATCGCAGATATCGCCTTTAAAATTCTCTGGACATCCACCGGACAGAAACAAACGGGTCTTACTCTAAAACAGCAAATAACTGATGGACATCGTAACAAGACCAGTCTTGGACGCGCAGACCGGTCCCGAAATCGCATATATAATATATTATATAATACTATCTATTGTAACAGTAATTGTAACGACTATTATTTTCCTTCGGAAAATAATAGATATCAGATTGCGCAACCGGCGGAGTTTAAAAGAACCTATCCTCCAGATAAGACAAGGCACATTGTCTCCAGAAAAAAGAAAAGATTATCCCAAGAAGAAAGACTCGCACAAAAATGCATCGAAATCTGGAATTCATTCCCCAGTGTCCAAAAACACAAGATCAATGATCAATCCAAAATTTATAAGTCCATTGTTAAATATATTAAACAGCTCCAATATGGGACATTTAAAAATGATGGCAAGAAATTTAGTCGGGATCTTGTTAAGGATGTCCCACAGGGGTGGTTTACCAAAAAATGGAATTATGATCAGATCTTGCGTGGAATCCGTCGTTTGTCGCTTTTCTCCGTCGAAGGATATTGGCCACCGGATAAAAAACATTTCCGCAATCTATCCAGTCTGATCTATAATCCCAGGACAGGAAATAGTTTCTTTTTACGAGTCATGTTGGAGGAGCCAAAGCCGTTGATCGAAGTGTTAGATCCCCGTCCCGAGTTGACAAGGATTGCAAAAAAGATAATCCAGATTACCCCAAAGGATTTGCCAAGAGTTGTGATGGGAATTTCAGCAATCACGGAAATCCAGGGACAAATAATGCAAAAAGGATCGGATCAAGCAAGATACCATTTTAATTCGCCGGAAAAATTCCTGATCGAATATCTCGGATGGATTGAAAGCCAGGACTGGATCACCCATAAGGATGCGGGAGTGCTGGGGACAGATAATCGGCTATTTCAAAAATTTATGATCGATACCACAGAAAGTATAGGAGCGGAATTACTATGACAATAAGGGATCGGGTTTCCAGACGCAAACCACCTGATAGTCGGATTGAAAGACAGATAATAACAGGGATGATCATCAATGACCGGTTTCTTCGGGAAATGCAAGGAATCTATCGGGACGATGCTCTACAGACTAAATTTGCTCAAGCGATTGCCGGATGGTGTCTTGATTATTTTGCGCATCATAAGACCGCCCCGAATAAATATATCCAAGACATCTTTACGGATAATGCAAAGCAGATGGACCCGGATCAGGTAAAAATCATTCAGGAGTTTTTGGTCGGGATATCAGCGGAGCATATCGAACAGGATGGATCATTCAATGTCGATTATATCCTTGACAAAGCGGAAAAGCATTTCCGGCTATCATCGCTTCAGGCATTGCGCGCGGATTTGAGCAAGGATCTGATTGTTGGGGATGCCGATCAGGCAGAGGCAAGAGTCGGTGGATTTATAAGGGTCGCCCGACCAAAATCAAAAGGGATCGATGTGATCCATGATACCCAAGCAATCATTCGCGCATTTGAAGCAGAAGAGCAAGATCGATTGATTATGCTCCCTGGTGAACTTGGCTGGGCGCTCGGCCCTTTTGAAAGGGGAGCGCTGACAGGGATTGTTGCGGCATCGGGGATTGGCAAGACTTGGTGGCTCATGCTGATCGCGATCAGAGCCCTTTTGAAAGGATATAATGTCCTGTTCATATCCATGGAGATGTCAGAGCAACAAATGCTCCGTAGGATTTATCAATGGTTTGCCGGATTTGTGAATCCATCCCATGCGGGAAAAATCCTGATCCCGATCTTTGATTGCGAGAAGAATCAAAAGGGGATTTGTGGTCTTGCGGCGCGCAAAGGAAATGTCACTTTATCCGAGGATAAGATCCCGCAATATCACCGAGCGCCTGCCGGATATATCGCATGCGATGCCTGCCGGGGACAAAGGGATTATCAATTCGCGTCATGGTTTAAAGAATCAAAAAGGGATGCTTGGTCGGCCGCAAAAGCGATCAAGGCCAGAAATGCGCTCCTTCGATCCGGGATCATTCGAGGGAGCAAATTTAAATTCAGAGAATATCCCAGTCGTACCTTGACCATGGATATGGTCAGGACGCTAATGCATAATCTGGAGTACTATGAAAATTTCATCCCCGATATGCTGATAACAGATTATGCGGATAAATTTAAAGTCATCGGGGACTATCGACATGGCATCAATGCCGTCTGGGAAGATCATAAGGGAATCGCGCAGGAGAAATATATATCGGCGGTCACAGCCAGCCAATCCAATACTTCAAGGACAGGAAAAAAGATCAAGCAAGGGGACTGGGCCGAAGACATCCGCAAATTAAACCATATCGATCAAGGGATGGCGGTCAATCAGACTCCGGCAGAAAAGCGGGCAGGGCTTTTTAGAAATGGAATCTTAAAAAGGAGGCATGACGATTTTGATCTGCTATCCGAGATCATCGTCACCCAATCACTAAAGATCGGCCGGCCCTATTTGGATTCATATAAACTTTATTAAATCGATGTCCGGTTTATAATAAACTAAAGGAGGTAATATGTTATCAGTTACCAAAAGATTTAGGTTCGATTCGGCCCATCGTCTTCCCGGGTACAATGGCAAATGTCGCAACGTACATGGCCATACAACAGCTTTTTAAATCAAAGTTAAGGGAGATCTATACCCCCGAATGAAAATAATCGTTAAAATCGATGTTAATTACAGGGAGAAAGATAAATGCAGAGATTAAAATGGACTGGCGAGAATCAAGGGTTTAGAATCGGGGTCATAAGGAAATTTCATGCCGCTCATTGGTTAAATGACTACGAAGGAAAATGCGCTAATATTCATGGCCATGAATGGAAAATTGAATGCGTGATAAAAGGGGAGCGATTAAATAAACATGGCTTTGTTATTGATTTTGGAATTGTCAAAAAAGCATTGGGTGAAATATTAAGCGAGTTTGATCATAAAGTTATTAATTTTATAGTTCCTCAGCCTACCGCGGAAAATATTGCGATATATATTTATGATAAAATGTATCGCTGGCTAAGAGATTATTCTGTAAAAAAAGTAGGAATAAGATATTTTTTAGAAAAGATCGTTGTGCATGAAACAGAAGATAATTTTTTTGAATATATTAGCAAAGAATCTACTTATGATGAATGGTTTAATATAAAAAAATCTATAATGGCGGATCAGACTTCAAAGCGCGCGAAAGAAATGTGGGAGGTTGATAGGGATAATCAGATAAAAAAAATAAAAAAGGGCATTTCCGATGATGCAAAAAAAAGATGTTCTGATAGAATGATTAAGAATAATCCCATGGCGATTAGATCCAATGTTGAAAAAATGATGAAATCACTTAGGCAATCTTTGAGGGTAAGACCAAATAAGCCAGAAAAAGAACTTATGGATATTTTTGAGAGAAATAATATAAAGTTTGATTACGTAGGTGATCTCTCTTATTTAATCGATGGTAAAAACCCCGATTTTATTAATATAGAAAATAATCAAATCATAGAACTTTTTGGAGAGTTTTGGCATTCGGATAACAATCCATGGTATGAAACAAGTAATGATGAAAAATCAAGAGTTGAATTTTTTCGGGAAAGAGGATGGAAATGCCTTGTTATATGGGATTCAGAATTGGAAGATGAGGAAGGAATCATCGATAAGATTCAAATTTGGCAAAAAAGCAAATGAGGATCTATCTTGCAGGGATGCAGGGATGCAGGGATGCAGGGATGCAGGGATATTGGATTCGATTGATGATCAATCGCCTCTTAAGCTTTTGGGATGTTCAAGAAGATCAATTTATGGTTTTGTCTACTATTAAAAAAATCGTCGAGATAAAAAATTGAGGGTCTATCTTGCCGGCACTCCTGGGACAAAAGATCGGGAAAGGATCTGGTTCAAATTGATGATCCAACGGCTCTTGAGTTTCTGGGATATCCAGGAGGATCAGTTCAATATTCGATTCGCATTTGATCTGATCCTTAAAAGCAAGCGGGAATCATGAAGGTTTACCTGGTCGGGGGATCTGGGGCAAAAAAGCGGATGAATTTGAAATCGAAAGGAAATAAAAAATGGGATTATGGGTCAATGAAATATTTGTCTCGGTGGATGGAGAGGTCAATCAATGGCATCAAGGCGGGATGACAACTTTTATCCGATTGGCTGGATGCAATCTGAATTGCCCTTATTGTTTTGGCGTTATGCCAGGAAAAAAGATCCCCAAAATTACCCTGGCCTATCACCCTAATAAAAAAATATATGATATCAAAAAAGGGGATATATTACTAACTTTTAATAAGGATCAGGAATTAGTTGAAACGACCGTTATCGAAACCCATCAAAGGGAAGTGGGTGAATGGATGAGGATCAAAATACACGGGACTGATTATTTCGTGACCCCGGAACATCCCTTCTTTACAAATCGGGGATTGGTTAATGCCAAAAGCCTGATCATCGGTGATATGATTTATCACGCGATTCCAAACGATAAACTTTCTTATAGAATAAAAAACGATAATAATCCGATGAGGGATAAAGAAATCGCAACCCGATCAGCAACAAATACGGATTATAAAAAGACCGGGCAAAAGATATCAAAGACCATCAAAAAGAAACAGGAGCAAGGAACATATAAGCCGGTATGGGATTTATTAACCGAAGATCAAAAAGAAAGAATAAAGCAAATATTATCTGATAATATGAAAGGGGTAAAAAATCCGAACTGGAAAGGCGGGATCAATACAAATTGCAATTTTCTCAAACAAGAAATAAAAAATGGAAATATAACCGATTGTTCCCGATGCGATAGCAAAAAGCCTTTGGATGTTCATCACAAAGATGGAAATAATCAAAATGACGATTGGAATAATCTGGATGTTTTATGCGAATCTTGTCATTATAGCGATCATCAAATTGGTTATAATTTCTGGGAGAATGAGCGCAAGGATGGAAAGCGCATCCGAACCCGAAACGGATTTAAAGTTCAAAAAATCAAAAGGATCAACCGATCTGATTATCCTCCCTCCATTCGACCAAAACCGCTCAAGGTTTATAACTTAACCTGCCACCCATATAACACATACCTTGTTGATTATATGTGGGTGCATAATTGCGATACCCAACGGGCAAGGACGACCGACGATGCCAAAATTTACCCAATAGAAGCGTTATACAATCTCGTCAAGCAAATCGGATGCCCAAAAGTCACCATCACAGGCGGGGAACCCTTAATGCAAGAATCGGTATATGATCTGATCCATCTATTGACAAAAGACCATGATCGCCAAGTCACCGTGGAGACTAATGGATCGATCCCGATCCGGAAAGCATGGCGACATAATTGGGTTGTTGATTATAAACTGGGGATCTTTGAGGCTGGGAAAATGATTCATAATAATTATGTCGATCCGGTAATCTTAAAGTCGACTGATTGGGTCAAGATGGTCATCGATGAGAGTACCCTTGATCTTGCAATCTCTGTCAAGCGGACTTTGCAGGATGAAGGATGTATCGCCCGATTTGCATTTAGTCCAAAACAGGATGAGGAATCCCGATCTTATTTCCCGCAGGAAATTATCAAACGGCTTATCAAGGAAAAGATCTGGGATGTTCATCTCAATCTCCAATTGCATAAAATAATATGGCCGATAGGATCAGAGGGATCGAAGGTCATATGAGCAAACGAAAAGAGCGCAAAAAGAAAGCCGATGAAAAGCGCGAAAAGATCAAAGGTATTATCCGATCCAAATTGCATAATGATATGATCAAGCGCATGAATCGGGGCTTTTCTCAAAAGGCGGCTGCGCGGGATGCCTTTGCCGAAGCGAATAAGGAAATCAACAGGATGATCAAGCAACATCCAAAAGACGCCCATCTTATCCGGCAAAGCGCTTTTATGCTCAAGCGGGATATCGAGGCCGAATTGAAAAAATCTTGTTAAACTTTTGCCCTTGCGGTTTATAATATAGACAAAGATGTAAAAAGTTGATTTTGCATTTTATCATTTATCGTTATTTCAATCCAAATTAAAGGAGGAACAATCATGGCAAAACCCACGAAAGCGCAATTGGTTGCGGCGGCAAAAGAGTTGAATGATCTTATGGGACTTAAACCGGCTATCAATACCGAGGGCAAAGATGCGACGGTCGCAAAACTGACGACCGATTTGCAGGGAGCCACTAAACATCTGGCCCCCGAAGATAATTTGACCGATGATACCCGTACCTCCCTGACTGGCATCGGGATCGAGTTGCCCACAGTGGAAACCCCCGATGATTCTACTGGCGCTACTGGCGCTGGCGCCGATGAAGGCAAGAAAGATTCCGGTAAAGGTAAAACGGCTAAACCGAAGGTGACCAAAAAATCTATTATCATTGAGCACGTCAGTCTTAAAAAGGGCGCCACCGTCGAGGAGATAGCCCAAAAGATCACCGATGCCGGCCTTGGCGATCTGGATCGCAATATCAAGACAACCAAGTTGTGGCTCCGGAAGCTCGGCTTTGCCGTCAAGAAAGATGACAACGGCCGCTATACAAAGGCATAGCGAGCAGTATGGACCATCTAATCAACCATCCATAGGCCAAAAGGGGCGGAATTTCACCGCCCCTTTTCTTTTCCATGGGGACAAGTCCAATATGAAAAAGGGCGCTACATTTTCACCATGCAGGACATTTCGATATAATCTCTGGCGGATCTGGGGCGGATTTACATCGCAGGGATATGCTATGTTTATCGGACTGAATCCCAGCACCGCAGATGAAAATATTAATGATCAAACAATTCGGCGATGTATCGGATATGCCCAACGCTGGGGATATGCCGGATTGCATATGGTTAATTTATTTGCCTTTCGGGCGACCGATCCTAATGAGATGAAAAAGGCTCCTGATCCAATTGGTCCGGCAAATAACCGGATTTTATTAGAGACTGCTGTCAGAGCCAAGATAATCATTGCCGCATGGGGAACATATGGCACTTATCTGGATCGGGATAAAGAGATTCAAAAAATGATCCCGAAGCTCCATTATCTGACATTGACAAAAGATGGTTTTCCAGGGCATCCCTGTCGATTATCAAAAAAACTGATCCCTTTACCTTGGAGATAATTATGGAAGACATCATCCAATCAATTAGACTCGAAAGAAAACGCCAAGATGAAAAATGGGGTATCATGAATCACCACCCTGATTATTGGATAAAGATTCTGGGCGAAGAATTTGGAGAGGCTTGCACAGCACTCCTTGACGCCTTTCCCCATACATGTAAAATTACCTCATATTCCAGGGCAAAATTTCTTCAGAATTATCAAAAGGAATTAATCCAACTTGCCGCATCTGCAGTGGCGGCAATTGAATCCCTTGATCGGAATTATGATCAGCTTTTTGATGATATTAAATAAAAATGACGGATCAGGGATTATTCACAAGGACGATTTCATCTGTGATCGATTTCGAGAGAACGATGCCGCCCATAAGTGATTTCAAAAGATCTCCATAAGTGATTTCAAAAGATCTATTGAGGAGCAAATATGAGCCAAAAAGAAAGAAAGGTTGTTTATAAAGTCGAACCAGATATGGACCCGAAAGGAATATACGCGACAACGTACCAAATGAGAAATTTTTACCAACAAATGGCCGATGGGTTTTTCTCATCCCTCGATATCATGAATTATATCCAGCATCAGTTCTGCGTCAATATGATGAAAAAGGGAGATGTCGTCCTTGATGTCTGCTGCGGTCGTGGATTACTCCTTCCGATGATCCGATGGTATAAAAAAATTCGAGAATACTGGGGGGTAGATATCCATGAAAAGAATATCAATGAACAATTGCGTAAATCGGGAATCAAAAAGATCGATGACTTAAAGGAATATTATCCATTTTCAATTCGGCATATCATTCAGTCTTGCGAAGACATGGATCAATATATTCCTCGTAATTTTATGAATGTGATCGTTTATACATCGGCAATCGAGCATATGCAAAAGGATGTCGGTTTTCGATCCCTTGAGAATTGCTTTAATCTCCTCCATCCTAAAGGGGTCTTGCTCCTATCATCGCCCAACACTCGAGAAAAGAAAGATCCTTATGACACTCAATATGCCGCCCACCTTTATGAATGGGATCTGGACGAATTATCCAGGGCGCTCAAGGATATCGGTTTTTTTATTTATGATATTTTTGGTCTTGTCGGCAAGGTCAGGGATTTTGAAAAATATATGGAGTCGATCAAGGATCTATATCCGACAACATATGAACAATATTATCGGCTCAAGGATTATCTGCCGACTCCATGGTTGATGTCCCTTGCCCCGATATTGCATCCGTCCGCGGCGGCAGAGGTTATGATCGTAGCCGGTAAGGAACCGTTTCATCCCAGAGCCAAAAAAAGGGCAAAGGGATTTATAAGGACGACGCAGAAAGGATTAAGTGTTTAATGATTGATCTAAGACCTTATCTTCAACCATACTCGCTGATCATCAGGGAGGGGATTCAAAAGATTGGAATCGTGGGCGAAAAGATAAAGGCCTTTTCCGATGCGCTCCTTGAAATTATGACAACCCATGATATTGCCGCGGCCAATTGTCTCACTTATGTGGGTTTACGGGAAAGCTGGCTTTTGGAAAAGGCATTAAAAAGAGTCAATGAGAATCTGGAAAAATATGGATATGATGAGATTTCCCTGGACACCTTGATCTGGATATATACCAATATATATGTTATTCCGGGGCTGAAAGAGAAAACGAGAAGACGAACAAAGGGATTAAATATATAATGATTCAAAACGAGAAATTTGTGCAATGCCCAAATTGCAATACCGATGATCCAAAATTTTGGGCCTATGATTTTCAAAGATGTAGTCGATGCGGATATCCCAACCACCAAATAACAAAGGAACAAAAAATGGATTCTTTCGGGAGAAAAGGAATTGAAGGGAAGCGGATCAGGGACGCAATTGAAACAATCCTGATTGCTTGCGGACAAGCAAAGCAAAGATATCCAGAAGGGACTACTTCTCCGCCTGCCGGTGATCAAGAATGGAAATCCCTTGAACTTCGGGATGGGATCAGGGAAACCCCGGAAAGGGTCGCAAATTCCATGGCGGATATGTTATCCGGATATGATGAAGACCCGGCCGAAATCCTGAAATCATTCGAGGAGCAGGAAGGGATCGAAAATCAACTGATCATGATGCGCAATATCGAGTTCTATTCGCAATGCGAACATCATATACTCCCATTTGCCGGATTGGCCCACATCGGATATATCCCCGCATCAAACAGATTCATTGGGGCATCCAAATTTGCCCGACTCCTTGACATCTACGCCCAGCGGCTCCAGATTCAGGAGCGCCTTGGCGCCGAGATTGCAAATGCAATCATGATCCATATGGAACCAAGACCAATCGGGGTCGGGGTCATCATCGAGGCCGGACATTTTTGCATGCGGATGCGTGGTGTGAAAAAGCAAAGATCCGAAATGGTCAATAATGTTTTTCGGGGAGTCTTTTTGCAGAAAGATGTTTTTGGCCTTGCGGCCAGAAATGAATTCTTGATGTCAGCATATGGAAGATCGAACATATCATTATAGAAAAGGCGGGGGCCGCGTACCGATTCGATGCTTTGGCTTGTTGGTGGCCAAAGGGTGGGCATCATATTGGCAAAGCGCGGCCCCCATTGGGAAATATGAAAATCAAAGATGATCAATGGCCGAAAGCGCCTGTCTATTGGCACAAATGCGATGTCTGTTTTGTATCGATCCCTTTCACATGGAATCTGCCAGAAGTCAGGAGCTATTTGAAAAAGCCGAATCTTTTATGGAAAAAGGCCATTGTCGGCGGACCGGCAATGTTCCTGATTCCGGATTATTTCGACGATCTGGATCAGGTCGAAATTCAACCATATTATAATATTTTGCAAAAAATTAATCCGATGGCAACAAGGACGACCATCGGATGCCCCAGATCCTGCGGGCACTGCGCAGTTCCAAAGATCGAGGGGAAATTTCGGGAATTGAAAGACTGGCCGAACCTTCCCATATTATGCGATAGTAATCTGACCTATACATCCGAGGGGCATTTCGAAAAGGTCATGGATCGATTGCTCGCGAAATGGGATTGGGTCGATTTCAACCAGGGACTCGATCATCATTATTTAAAAGAACATCATACGGATCGGATCGGGGAAATCAAATCCAGGGCAATTGCCAGATTGAGTCTTGATCATTCGCGCGAAAAGGAATCATGGGAACAGGCATATCATCAACTAAGATATGCCGGAGTTACAAAAAAGAATATCCGGACATATGTTCTGATCGGGTATGATTCAGATCCGGCGGATGCGTGGGATCGATGCGATTATATCGAAAGATTCAAAATCCATCCCTATCCAATGTGGTATCATGCCCTGGATCAATTGGAATACAATATTGTGACAAAGGATCAGGAAGCGCTCGGATGGGATGATTACGAAAGGCGCCGGATCATGCAATGGTTTTATCATCATAAAGAAGCGGTGAAATAGGCGGGCATGGATCTTCGGAGAGCAGAGGGTTCTATTTTGATGGATTGTTCGAATCATTAAAAGCCGAGGATGGGGGTTCGATTCCCTCCCCGCCTACCAATTATAAAATGATATTCAAAGATCACATAAAAGAATTTGGCACCACGGCGGAATGCCCTGTCAATTGCCCACATATGATATGGAATATGATCCAGCAGCAAATTGTATGCGAACTCGGCGCCCGACCCTCGGCAAGATGGATCGAAACATGCAAATATTGCGATGAAATATTGATTAGTAAATGCGGCATAAAAGAATGTCAGAATAAAATATGCTATGATCATGCAAGGGTAAATCCGATGGAATCATACCCCATCAGGAAAGATCCAATATGCATTGATTGCCGGACAAGGATTGAAAGTTTGATATCAACATCATGGATCAAATCAGCGGGACTATAAAATGTGCGATTTAAGATATTTTCAAACATATGATGCATTCGGGGTCGATTCCGGAGTGGAATTGCAATACTGGGATAGGGATTCAAGGCGCTGGGAACCGGTGGAATTTGTCAGGGTCAGGGAATCGGAAGAAGAAGATGAAATGACCCGACCGCCTTCAGGAATTGAATCAGATTAATGATCATCTATTCGGCGGGGGGGGAGTTATCTCGCAAGAAAAATCCGACTGAAAAGATTATTTTCATACACCAATTGGAGAGAACATCCAGACATGAAAATCCTTATCAGCAGAAACAAGGAGATCATCGTGAATAAATTTCAAAGGACAAAAGACACCAAAAAGATCAGTCTATTTTTAGACTCCGGCGCATTCTCGGCATTTACCAAAGGAGTGGAAATCGATATCGACAAATATATTGATTTCATCAAGGAGCATATTGATTATATCGATGTCTACGCCAATCTGGATGTGATTGGAGATGCCGAAGCGACCCTTGAAAATCAAAAATATATGGAAAAGGCCGGATTGACCCCTTTACCCTGTTTTCATGTGAAAGAAGATTTCTCCTATCTGAAATATTATGTCGACAATTATGATTATATCGCATTGGGCGGGGTCGCCCAGGCAGGCAGGCAGGCACAGATCTGGATGGACGATTGTTTCGATATGATCTGCGATGATAAGGGGATGCCGAAATGCAAGGTTCACGGATTTGCGGTCACTTCCCTGAAATTGATGTTGAGATATCCATGGTATTCTGTTGATTCGACATCATGGGTCATCACGAGTAGAATGGGCGGGGTTTATGTCCCCAGATATAGAAAAGGTAAATGGATCTATGATGAGAATTCATGGAAAATCTTTACCTCTTCCAGATCGCCGAGCAAGGGGAAAGAGGGCCGGCATATCGAAACTTTGCCGCCCAATGTCAAAAAGGAGATCCTGCGATATTTTGATGAAAAGGGATATCAGCTCGGAGAGTCTGCTTTCAGATGGCAAAAGACCAAGGGGTATACCCTCGGGGATAATGAGCGGTGGTTTGATGATGAAGTCAATGGAGAGCGGCAGATCGAGACAGTAGTGATCCCAGGGCTCTGCAATGATTATAAACAAAGAGATGAAATGAACATTATTTATTTTTTGGATCTTGAAAAGCATATCCCAAAGTGGCCTTGGCCCTATAAGCGACAGGGGATGAAAGGATTTGGGTTATGAAAAAGATGACTGATAAAGAAGAAACCATCCTGCGAAATCTTATGGATGAATATGCTTCAGAATGGTCAGATGAACGAATAAACCCATTTGAAAGGGCTCAAAATACCCAAGGGATATTTGAAAAGCTGATCGACTTTATTGAAAAAAGGAAATAAATATGCCGGCAGAATATATCGATAAATTGATCAAGGCCAGGATCGAACAGGCCACATTAACACTAAATCGACTTGCAACAATCGAGGACATTTCAGAACTGGCTCGGATCGAAAAAGAAATCGAGGATCTAAAAGCGGAAATCAATTATAGGTTAAAAACATGAAACCTGGAGATAGAGTAGAATTAAGCGAAAAAGGACGCCTTGCATTTAATCAATCTCATCATTCAAGAAAAACGATCGGGATCGAGGGAGTAATTACCAAGCTATGCCGGAATCCGGAATTGATCTTTGTTTTACGGGATGGATTAATAAAAGGACGAAAATATCACCGGAGCTTTTGGCAAGCGAAAAGGGAGGACTTGAGAAATGGCCACGAAAAGGATTAGGGATGTCAAGACAGGGACAAAGAATCGGGAGTGGGTTCGGGACCTACTTAATGAAAAAGGAGAAGGAATGTTTAAATGCGAGTTTTCCGGAGAAGGATTGTCACTATCCTGTTCCTTGATCGATGATCTTAATAAACCGGTCTTGCTCGAAATCCGATTAGGAAAAGACGTCAGTGATCTGAAAAATGGCTATTTCAAAGGATCGAGAGATCTGCAAGAAAATCTTGCGATGATCCGACAAAGGATCTTTGTCCTGATCGCCTGCGGGCAATACTCCATTGTCCCCGGATCGATCATCGATAAAGGGCGAATGTATCAGGCGGAAACAAAGGGTAATGAAACCCGGACGGTGATTGATATGGAGGGGTATCTTCCTTGGCTATCGATCCACGGTGGAGGATTTCTTGAGAATCGCAATATCGCTGAATATCTGCGGGATGTAATAAGGAAAATAAAATGAGCGGAGAGGTCGACCTTTTCATGGAGATGTTAAAAGATAAGGGATCGGTGATCGAATCCCTTATCAAAGATCTTGCGGTTTTTAATACCGAGGCGAAGGGACTGGATCACTTGATCAATCGGGGATATGTTGGAGAGGCCGACCAAATCAAACAGCTCAAGACGATTCAAAAAATAATGCGGCATCAATCAAAAGCACTAATCAGGATCACGACAATCCTTTTGGTATATGCGCAGAGTTCATCTTTCACGGCCGATATCGGCCAAGCATTAATCAAATTAGGAAAAGGGCAGGAAGCCCTACAGAAAATGTTTCGTCAAAGGTAAAAGGATAATCAGGGATGGATAATAAATCACCCGAAGGGGTTTTAAAAGCCGGCGATAAGGGTTTATATATTTATCATGATGGCAAATGCGCCAGTCCTCCATGCTTTTATAAAACCAAATATGCAACATATATCGAATACAAGCCAGATCTTGACAGGCAGTATTTAGACTTTAAATATATGTGGGAATAAAAGGAGAATTAAAATGAGTGATCATTACTTGGATGATAATTATGCAGATGCGACTGCCATAATCAAGCAGGCAGAATACAGATGCCCCAAGCATGGCTATATAGCTGGCTCCTTTTGGGAGATCGGTTGCCATGATGAAAAACTTCCCGGATGGAATTTTAATAAAAAATATTGCTTCTTTTGCATGGCTGATATGCTCGCCAAACACTGTCATGAAATAGAGCCAATAGAGGAAGATTAAATGAGAAGATGGTCAAAGAGAAACGTGATATCCCATTCCGACGGAACAGATACTTATCAATGCTCGGAGTGCAAGTTTAAATCCAGATATGAAATGTATCATATTCCAGTGGATTGCCCCAAGTGCTCTGCGCAGGAAATCATTTATGGCGGATGGCATTGGACATCATCCGAGCTTTCTCCTAAATGCATCTATTGCAAAGCCGATTGCGTGGAGTGCCCTGAATCGGATCATCCCAACAGCAAAT